AATCAAGATACTGACTGAAAATTCAGCTAAACTTGAGTCTGCAAAACAGGCGCAGGATAATACAATTAAGGCTCTTGTTGAAGATGCAGACAAATATCGTAAACTGAACAAGGATCTTGGCGTAGAGTTGCAGAAAGCAGAGAGTTACAGGAACAAGCTGATCGGCAAATTGAGGAAACACAACCTGAGCCGGTTGAGCCAACAGAAACCCTTACTCGTGGAAAAAAAGATAAATCGTGGAACAAAGAAACTGTTTGAAAGTCTTCGGCGCATTACTCTTATCCCTCCTGCTCAGTAGTTGCAGCAGTTGGGATGCGCTAAAGCGTATTGAGGTAAAGACGGTTGAGGTTGACCGTGTTATTCCTACTCAGAACAGGCCTCGTCAGCTTGATTTGAATGATATAACTTGGTTTGTTGTTACGGATCAGAATTTTGAGGATTTTAAAAAGCGTTATAAAAAGTATAATGGAAATTTCCTGTTTTATTCGATGAGTGTCAGGGACTATGAAACTTTGGCCCTTAATATGGCGGACATCAAACGATATATAGAACAGCAGAAGCAGATTATTATTTATTACGAGAAGGCGGTAGCCCCAAAGTCAGAATCTGCTCCTGAGCCTGAAGCTAAAGTAAGGAAGAAATAATGCCTTTACAAACATTTGCCATTCAACAGGGAATAGTAAAAGATGTTCCTGAATATACAGCTGCTAAGGTTGGACCGTTTTGGGTTGATTCAGACAAAATAAGGTTTGTAAATGGTCAGCCTGAAAAAATTGGAGGTTGGGAAAAAATAACAACATCTCCTACAACTCTCACTTCTTCAGCCAATCTTGATCCTGGAATTTGCAGAGCACTTGCCAATTGGCGTTCATTAGCTGGCGTTGATTATGTTGCCATAGGAACTGATAAGCAGCTGCTGTTAGAGGATGCAGGAACTCTTTATGATATTACTCCTGCGAGAGCTTCTGCAACTCTTGGCACCAATCCCATAACAACAACTGATGAATCAACAACAGTTACAGTTACTCACACTAGCCATGGAGCAACAACAGGTGAGATTGTCTCTTTTAGCGGAGCTGCAGAAGTTAATAACATCACACTCTCTGGTGCTTATGAGTTGACAAAAGTGAATGCAAATTCATATACAGTTGTTGATTCTGCAACAGCGGATGGCTCTGGGGCAGGAGGAGGGAGTTCTGTTGTTGCTACTTATTTAATAGGTGCTGATGAAGGTATGCTGGTTTCATCAGCAACTCTTAACTATGGCTGGGGCACAGGCACATGGGGAGCGAGCACTTGGGGCACAGAAAGAGCAGCATCAGGAGTTAATCAAGAGCTTTCGCAATGGAGCCTTTCACTTTGGGGTGAAGATTTAGTTGCAACAGTTCACAATTTTAAAACATATGTTTGGGATGCATCAAATGGAACCAACACACGAGCAGTTGTTGTTTCTGCGAGTGAAGTTACAAAAAGTAGATCCACAACAATATCTTTCCCGGATCGCCATGTAATTTCTCTTGGCTCTTATAGTACCTCTGCCAGTGCTCAAGATCCAATGCTTTTGCGGTGGTCCGATCAAGAGTCAACTTCAACCTGGACAGCTTCCGCATCCAATACAGCAGGTTCGCAAAGGCTCCAGATTGGAACAAAAATAGTTACTGCTGTTGCCTCAAGAGAAGAAACTTTTATCGCAACTGATGAAGCAGTTTATGGCATGCAATTTGTTGGACCTCCATTTACTTTTCAATTCAGGCTTCTCGGAAACAATTGTGGAGCAATCTCTCAAAATTCCATGTTGTCAGAGTCTGATGTTGTTTACTGGATGGGTAGAAAGAATTTCTTTGCTTTTGATGGCCAAGTTAAAGAGATGCCATGTTCGGTGCAAGATTATGTTTTTGATGGCTTAAATATCCAGCAATATCAAAAAATATTTGTAGGATTCGTTCGCCAATACAAAGAGGTTATTTGGTTTTATGTCTCTGATGATTCTGATGATCAAGAGCCAGATAGATATGTTAGTTACAATATAGAAGGTGGTTCGTGGGCAGTTGGAACTATAGAAAGAACTGCTTGGCATGATGCTTTTGGAAGTCAGCTTTATCCCTATTCAGCTGATAAAAACTATCTTTATAATCAGGAAAAAGGTGTTGATGCTGATGGAGCTGCTCTTTCAGCATACATAGAAAGCTCCCCGATAGAATTTGATTCTGCTCAATCGCCAGACGGGACAACTTTGTTTTTAATTGATAAAATAATACCGGACGGTGATTTTACTGGTAATGCTCTTTTGACAATGAAAACAAAAAAATATCCAGGGGCAACTGAAATTGAAAAAGGACCGTTTACTGTTACATCATCTACGACTAAGATAAGTACTAGAGCAAAAGGTCGACAAATAAAGGTTCGTGTTTATAATTCAGAAATTGGAGACAATTGGAAGCTCGGGACATTTAGATTTAACATTCGTCAGGATGGTTTGCGATGACAACATACAAAGGCAGATTGCCATCAGCCCCAGTTGAGTATGATAGGCGTTGGGCTTCTCAATTAATAAATCAAATTGAGAGTAACATATCAAACATTAATTTGTCTGCCAGCTCAAGCGTTTACACAATGACAAATGTTACGGCTGATAGAACTCTTGATGCAGATTCAACCTCTACTGCGGAACTTGCTGATGTTCTTGGAACTTTAATAACAGACTTGAAAGAGAGAGGCATTGTATCATAATGGCTTTATATCCAGGGGATCCTTATACAAATCAATCATCAATACCTAGCTATGGAGTTAGCACATCCTCAGCAGGAACATCAAATACAGCTGATGATGATGATGGCTCAATTAATGTCCCAGTTTATCAGCTTAGGACATTTGATCCCTCTGGCCCTCTAGCTGGTAGAAGTTTGCAAGATGTTTATGGCACATCGGCAATGCCATATTTTGATTTTGTTAAAAGAATTCAAACAGGCACCGTAACTTTTGACCCGGCGGATCCTTATCATCGTGAAGCTGCGGATGCATTTGGCTTTTCTCCTGATGCCCCTGGAACAGCAGCCTTACTTGCACAAGTTGGTGGATCAGTTGCACAGGGGTTGATAAACAAGGCCTCCTCATTAGCCACATCAGAAGTAGGCAAGGGTGCTCTTGAAAGTTTTCTTGATCCTGATGCCAATTTAGCATTTTTTGAAAATATACCTGCTGCAGCAAAAAGTTATCTCCCAGGATATACATCAACAGGTGCAGAAAAAACAGCGGCTCTTAGAGCTGCACAGAATCTTAGCAAAGGGCAAACGCTCGTTCCTGCTGATCAAATATCAATTTATGGAACACCTGCTGGTAAAATGCAAACTATCAGTGGCAAGAATTATTTTCCTGTAAAAGACGCAAATGTGGGGATAGGGCAAGCTGCCATGATGAACCCTGCAACATATAAAGGATTTACTAGTGATTATCTTTCGGCGGGAGAGGTTGCTGCTGATGCACTTTTGTCCCCAGGGGGTGATGACTTTGTTATGGGTGGTCCAAGCGGAGCTGCTGATTATCTTTCATCTCAAAACATCTCTGGAACATCTGGCGGTTTTATGGAGGATACGCTCGGCAGCACATTTAGCACTGAGCCAGGAGGAGGTCTTGCCCCAGGATCACCAACAGCAGCCAGTGTAGGAGTAGGCTTTGGTGTTAGTCTTGGTGTAGGTCTTTTGATGGGGCAAAAACCTAAAGAAGCTGTCAAAAATGCTGCATTTCAGACCGCAGGAAGCGTAATAGGAACTGCCATTGGTGGCCCAATAGGAGGATTTATTGGAGGATCTATTGGTGGTATGGTCGGAGGAAGGGTTATTTGCAATGAACTTTGTAGGCAAGGATTTCTCACAAGAAAAGATGTGATGCTTGATTACAAATTTACTGTTGAGCACTTAACTCCAATTCATGTTAATGGTTATCATATCTGGTCTCTAGGAGTTGTACGAAAACTTAGAGAGGGCAAAGGCATAAAACTTTGGCATCACATTGCAAAACACAGAGCCAATGAAATTGCCTATATTTATGGTGAACGAGATAAACCTGATTATCTTGGTAAAATTTATCGACACATCGGAGAGCCGTTGTGTTATGCAATGGGAATTTTTTGCAAACGGACAGATTGGTCTGTCCTTTATCAAAAGAAGGAGGCTTAAATGGCCAGAGAACCAATGATGGGTGGTGTTCCAGGAGAGATCCCCCAGCAACATCCTAGCATCAACCAGTCAATGGATCCTGATGCAGTTCAGTTGATGATGCAACCGGACGATGATATGAGAGTTGTTCTCTTGTCCCGGCTTGAGCAGCTGACACCGGAGGAGCTGAAAACTCT